ATCTGATCCACCTGAACCATCTTTAATAGTTACGGCTCCAGCTGAGTTACCAAAAATAACAAGCTGTCTTAACCTTGATCTAGCAGGTCCAATAACTGCGGCAGCATCACCTTGATCGTGGTTAAAGGCTTTTACATCTGATCTAGCCATTTATACCTCCTATTACTGGTCAGCAAAAGCAGGTGCGTCTTCCGAAACCACATTGCCCCAAATATAGTAGTTTGTACTATCTTTAGCTACTATATTTATTTCCATACTACCAAAGTCAGTTAATGTTAACTTTGAGTTAGAACTACCGTTTGCATAAACACCAACATTATCTGCGTTAGTATCTAAATGTTGAACATTTCCTAGGAAAAAATTAGCGTTGCCAGGTGTGACAATAATTAAATTTTCTGCCTCCTCTGCTGCTCCTGCATAGATGAACTTGAACGTAGCTCCTGCAACTGGTGCTGGTAATGTTATTGTTCTGTTAGATGTGAGTGCTGGTACAGCAAGAACTCTTCCACTATGTGTTGCATTATCAAGTGTTTTGTCTTCATCACCTAATGCGACTGGTGCATCACCCATAGTAATAACTTCTGTGATCGTGCCAGTGGATGCGTTTTTACTGATTGTTTTAATTGTACTTTCAGACCTAATAGGTCCTTGAAATGTAGTGTTAGCCATGTAAACCTCCTTGTCTTGGCTGAAGTCAATCACACCATGTGATTGTCAAGGTAAGCGTAGTATAAAGTAAAAAAGGGCGACCCGCAAGCCGCCCTTTGATTTTTTCTTAGGCTCCTGGGGAACCAAAGATTCCTAATGGATCAGATACACCGAAAGAGTATCTCTCTCTAGCCTTATATCTGCTGTTACCTGTGTCAAAGTCAGCATCCATAGATGTAGCCATTGGACTACGTGTGAAGTGCTTTAGACCGTTTGGTACATCAGTTAATAGGAAGAAAGCGTCTGTATCAGTCAGATAGTGATTGATAGTGTAGCCCTCTGGGATAGAACCATTGTTGCGTAGTGCATTGAGGTCGTTATCCGCAGTTCCTACTCTACCTTCAGTTTCTAACAATCTTGTTGCCACAAACTGTAGATTCGGTGGGATCACTAACTTTCGAGGTCTTGCTGCAATGAGAAGTCCTCTTTCATCTGTCCACCCTGCGATCTGAATAACAGCGGCTTCTAATGAAGTCTCGTTAAGATCAGCGGCTACTGATGGTTCGTTGGAGTTAGTTCCACCACTCACTAATGGGTGTGCAGTAGAACAAAGCTCCACTCCATCTCCATAGGTAGTACCAGAGTCAAAAGCATTGTTTAAGATAGTTGCTGCTTTTACCTGCTTGGTGTACGCCATTGCACGAGCTAGTGCCTTTGTATAACGTGCTGACAAAGAGTCATACAAGTTATCTTCGATAGCCTCCTCAGTAATTGCGAAGCCCATTGCCACTGTCTCGTGTGTATAGCGAGCTGTGAATGCTTCCTGTGCATTGTCATATTCGATGGCAGAACCTTCGTCTTTGACTGGTGCAGCAGAAAAGCCTGATAGTTTAGTTTCTTCTTCGAAAGAACGGTCAGAAGTCTCTGATTCAAAGATCTCCGCATGTTCCTCCCCGTACTTTGCATACTCTAAACCGAATAGTGCATTAAGACCAGGAAGTAGCTCTTTAAGAAGTTGCGCTCTAGAAATTGCCATTGTCTATACCTCCTACAGTCCAACTGGGTTACGATAAGCGTGTCCACCGATGAACACGTTACTACCATTGTCAGTATGTGTGCTGTATATGACAAGCACTTCTTGGAAGGTATCGCTACCTGTCGCTGTGCTGTCAACTACATCAATGATTTGAAATGGTAGTGTTGAAGTGGTAGCAACGGAGTTGTTGATAGCAAGCTTGGATGCACCATTAGTAGTATTTAGTGTATTACTAATGATTGAAGCTTTGTTACCAATAACCGTTCTTCCCAATGTTGCCATTGTTGTACCTGAAGAGCAGATAGCTGCTTTTAAGATAATATCTGGGTCATCAACAACAAACGCATGTATATCACTAGCAACGATGCTGCCAGGATATTGATTGTTGAATGTTAGCTGACTTGTATTGGGGTCAGTATACTGACAGCCCATAAAAACACCTAACGTCCCAGTCGCTGGGAAAGCGGTTGTACTTCCGTCACGCTCAATAGTTCCGTCGTTTACACGCTTTACTAAGTCGCCTTTTCCGATAGCTGTGCCGTAGTTGCTAGCTATCTTCATTTGTCGAGTAGCACCTGTGTAAGGACGACCACCAATCAAACCAACGGGTACTAGCCCATAAGGGGCATCAATAGTTGGATAAGCCATGAAAATAGTCTCCTGTTAAAATTAATTGCCTTTACCAAAAGTGACCTTAGTCTTCCGTTCGTTAAATAACGGCATCCTAGGGTCGTTTTCTCGCATGAGGTTGTTGTCTACTGACTTCATCTGATTATCGGTCTGCGCTTTGAAATACGCAGTCCTTTCATCTTTGAGTTCTTCTGGAGCCTTACACAGCATTAACCCTCCTATCACAATGTTATCTTTGAACTTTTCGTTCTCGATAGTTACCAAAGTGATTTCTGGATGGTCAACTGCCTTTACGGGTTCCCAACCTTCACGTAATTTTGAGGAAACGTTAGTAGCATCGACTTGACCTTGAGTGCTTGTTCGTATCCAACGGTACGTATACCCTGGCTCTGGCGTGGGCGAAGGTAATGTTTCGGGTCGCTGCCAAGCCTTCTTTTGTACTGTCTTCTCACGAGTTTCAAGTTCTCTGTTGATTCTGTTTTCAGCCATTATTCTTTCCTCATTTCTTCTGCAACCTTTTGGGCGTATAATTCGATAGGTACTCCTAATCTTTTCGCGATGGCGACTTGTGTTTGCGTTAGCTTTACCTTTTTAGGTGCTACGCTCCGCGTTGCGGGCGCAACCACATTAGCCTGTTTTTTAGGCTTTTCAGCCTCTTCAGTTTCTGCAATCTCTTCTTCGAACTTATCTGGGAAGAGCTGCCGCATACGAGTATCAATAGCCTCGTAGTATTCGTCACTCTGCAAATCAACTCCTTGCTTGGCAAGTTTGTTGTGCAAGCCCAGTGCCAGACTTGTCATCTCATCGTCTGTACCGAACCAAGTGTTCTTTGAAGCCCAGTCCTGCGCCCGTTTATCTACTACGGGGGCTTTTTCAGGCTCCTCTTTAGTTTTTACCTCATCTGATTCTTCCTGTAAAGCAGGAATCTTTACGTTGTTTAACTTATCAGACTTAATCTTTGCACCTGTTAAGCTTTCCTGTGCAGCAAGAATAGCGTCTGCATCTCCAGCTTCATACGCATCTTTGTATGCTTTTTTAGCCTGTGCAAGTTCAACTTCTGCTGTCTTCTTAGCTTGTTCAACGAGAGCTGTTTGGTTCTTATTAACGCTGCCTTTTAGCTTGGTATTCTCATCTTGTATAGATTTTACAAACCTTTCTAACTCGTCACGCTCTCTTAAGGCTGCTTCTTTTGCTCGCCTTTCATCGTGATAACCTTTACTAAAATGCTGTATACGCTTTCTAACTTTTTCAGAGTAATCCTCAAGCTCTTCATCAGTGACCTCTTCGGGTGGCTCAGAAGGCTTACGATTCCTGTCAGCTTTCGGTGTATCATCAACAACTTCGACTTCAAGCTCATCTTTAGGCGTAGCTTTCTGGATTCCCTTATCATCTGCTCCGTTAGCTTTTGGTTCATTCTTCTCCTCATTTTTACCAGATAGATCGACCTCTATAGCACTAGAGTCTTCTATCTCTATGTTTTGTTTCGCTGTATCATCAGGATCAGGAAACTTATATTCTACTTTTTCAAATGCCATTTTTTACCTCTTATGCTCTCGTGATACCACGAGGATCTGCTACTACAGCCTCTATAGAGTCATCATTTAACAAACGATACTCTTTTCCAGCCACTTTAAATCGTGTTCCGCTGTTCGCTCGGAACATCACAAAATCACCTTCTTTGCACCATGCGCCATCAGGGAATCGCTCCTTGTCTTTATAGGCTCCATCACCCATATCTACAACGAGTCCCATGATAGACATAATATAGTCGTGATGTATCTCTTTATCTGTTTTCAAGACGCTAGTATTTCCATACGTCTTTTCTATCTCAGGTAAAGCTATAAGCACTCTGTATCCCACGGGTCGTGGTAATTGTTGTTCTAGTTCGTCGTCCGTCAGTTGTACTACTTCAGTCATCGTCACCTTCCAGTTGTTGTTTCGCAAGGTCTTGAATATGTGTTATGCTGGACTTTAGACCTCGGATAAGTCCAACAACTTCCTTGTAACCTGCATAGTCTTTTGCTGACCCTGCTTCAAGGAAATCCTGTGCAGAGGCGATATCTGCCTCGATTTTACTCACTAGAACGTCAAATATTGTTTTCGCCACTAATTACCTCGTTGTAATCTGGCTGTTTCAAGAATAACATCTGATTCATCTTTTCTTGCTTTTCTCTCTTGTTCAGCCTGTTGTAGAGCTATATCTGCTTTGTCTTTCTCAGCCTTACGCTGCACTTCTTGCGCTTTTATCTGAAGTTCAGCTTGTTGCATCTGTACCACTGGGTCTTGTGCTTTCTGCTGTGCTGCCTGTTGCGCTGCCTGCTGCACGTTCTGTTGTGTGAGTTGTTTAGCAGCATCAGCAACAACTCTTGACAAGTTAACCTCTATCTCTTCAGGTAACTCTTCGTTTGGTAGCGGTAACTCTACCCCAAGCTTTGCCTCTATATCTTTTCTATACTTATACCCAAGATGCTCGGCTATGTGTGCTTGTATACCTGCCATAATCTGTTTTGCCTGTGGGTTTTGTCCTATCATTTGGGCTATGACAGGATCTTGCATAAACGCCATATGTGTAGCGATATGTGCGTCATGGTCTTGGTAGATAAACGCTTTCATAGGCTTGCCCTGTAACACCGCCATATTCTCGCTCACAGGATCGACAGGCTTGAGGTCGTCTTTGGTCGGTACAAGTTTCTCTGCGTTCTTCACCCCAAGAACTTCTATCATCTGCCTATGTAACTGGGGCAGGTCGTATATCTGTGGTGCAGTCTGTGACATTTGGAGGACAGCTTGATACTGCACCACACGTTGCGCCATCGTAGAGCTGTTTGGGTCTGATACAGGGATGACATCAATCATCATGTAGTCGGATTGTTTAGCTGATACATCACCTCTAGTTGGCACATATGTATACTCAGCAGGAGCATATTCAGACATTAACAGTTTTAACATCTTAAACTCTTGCTTCATGGCATAATGCACACGAGCCTGCACAGCTGCCATTGGTTTGAGTGTTCTTTCTAACAGGGCAAGGGTTGTACCCACAGGAGCATTCGCGGACATGTCGGATATGTTCATATCGCTCACAGCCCCTAATCTACGCCCTTCAGCGGTTATATCTTTCAATAATGCTAACAATACTTGGCTTGGTTCTTTGTATGGCAGTGGCATAATGTTGTCACGTATACTGCCTGATGGTACGTCTACATCCCTAAAAGACCCAGGTTCTATCGGTGTATCGTCCCCCTTGATACGCAAACCTCTTGACTTCAACCCCCCTGGGAGGTTTGCCAAAGTACCTGCATCTACAAGCTGACGTATGATAGATGTCCCTGCCTGTGCATAGCCACCTATGATATGTATCAATCCAAGACCGTAGAACCCAAAGCCTGGAGTATATACATAATGCACAAAGTGCTGTCTTTTCAACATTAAAGCGTCATCAGGGTTCCAGTTTCTCCGTATAGCCAATACTCTGTACGACCCACGCTCTATAGATACTATGTATGGCTTGGCTATACCTTCGTCTGAATCATCGACACCATCTATAATTATATCCGCATGCACCTCGTATATACTGTAGCGGTTGTCGTTTGTAAGAGAATACCCACCCTCTTCTGCTTTACGCTCTTCTATATCGCTGTGATATGCCTGTGGCTCACCAAGATCTACATCCACGTAGAACCCACTAGCCTGTAACTTCTTTAGCTCATTCTTCGTCTTTCGCATGACATGGGTCACACGCTCTGCTGTTTCTATGTGCGATGCTCCGTAAGGTACGATCACGTCTTCTGCAGGTACGAACACCGCTACCTGTCGCCCCATGTTCGGATCGTAGTATACTTTCTTGAACCCAGACCCTGCCAAACCAAGGTTATACAACAGACGCTCATGCTCTGATCTATACTCTACCATGTTCTCTGTCAGCTGGTAGTTCATGTCCGCTTTCACACGATTAGCCGCTTCTAGTTTCTCACGTGTTTCTTCACCCAGTATCTTTGTTTTTACAGGTCCTTGTGCAGGGAACGTCTCACCCATTGTTTCTGCCTGGAAGCGTATAGCTGCTTCTGCTAACACGTTAGAGTATACACCACAAGCTCCTTCCCAGGGTTCGCTACGTTCTTCATACTTGAAACCCAACACGTCCAGACCACGGACGAAGGTATCTGCCCATTCTTTACGGCTTTCCAGGTCAGAGTCAATATTACCCAATAACTCATCAGCCACAGCAGCTAACTGATCTTCTTCCATATTCTCAGCTATATTCTCGTCGAACGCCCCTGTGCTAACACCTTCCGCATCGGGTACGATGGTTACTTCCATACTACCATCGTCTAACGTAACCATATCAGGGTTTACGATTTCTATCTCAAGTTGTTCTGTTTCCTCTTCTTCCACACCTTTGGGAGCTTGGAATAGTCCTTTCTCTACAGCCATCAGTAATACCCGCCTCTCTTTTGTTTAAAGTAAACGACTTCTTCAGGTTCATCACTCGGCAGTCGTATAAACCCACCCTGTCTAAATCTCATCAACGCCATGACGGTGGAGTCAACCAAGTCATCGTGGCTCATGAACGGGAACCCTGCTATCTCTTCGATTAGCTCCTCTGCCCATCGTGTTTCGGGAACCCAACACAGACCTGATGACACAATGTCAGTCACGGAGTTAAGTCTAGCTAGCTTGTCACCAGATCCCCTGTGTGGTGTATATTCCTGTATAGGTATACCCATTCTCCTCATTTCTTGGTACAGCGCAGTTCCTGCACTCTTTTTCTCCACGATGAACGAGTCAGGCTCCCATTCTCTATATTCGTTCATAGCCAACTCTTTGAGTTCGGGAAACTCCAACCGTCGTTTTATGCTATTTAACAATATAATATTATAGTTGTCCACCTCTTCATTCAAAAACACACCCCACGTCGTCAGACCTGTGTAGTCCGCACGGTTGTGTGTCTCTGCGGCTGCGTCCAAAGACATGATAATATATTCACATATCGGTGGATCTTCTTTCTTCCACATCTGCCACCACTCACGTTTCACCAACGCGGCTTCTTCTGCTGTCGGTTCCTGCTGATACTGTGCGTTCCACTGAAACACAGGCATAGATGCTTTCGTTCTGAGTAGAGCTTCCATGTCAAAGAACTCAGGCCAGAGAGGTTTCTGTACAATCTCTTTTGTCTTCTTGTTCTCCACGTCCATTATGGCTGGGAACTCCACAACCTCATACTGGTCAGACTTGTCGTTGTTTACCATATCCTTGGTAACACGTCCTGTCAGGTCGTCCATGTGCCATCGCGTTTGTATGATAGCTACCCGACCTCCAGGCATTAGACGTGTTCGCGCACCGAATGTGAACCAGTCGTACGCTTTCTCAAAGACTTCAAAGTTTCCGTTTATAACATCCTGCTCGGAATGGGGATCATCAACGAGCAAGAGGTCAGCACCACGCCCAGCAATAGAAGAACCAATACCACACGCATAATATTCACCTCCTGAATTTGTGTTCCAACGCCCTGCCGACTTAGAATCCACAGCCAGAGCCACTGTCGGAAATATCTCCTGATAGGATTCTGTTGCGATTAAGTTACGTACTTTACGTCCAAAGTCCACCGCTAAGTCTGTAGTGTGTGATACCATCATAACTTTCTTGTTCGGGTTGCGTCCAAGAAACCAAGCGGGGAACATTATAGAAACAAGCTGGGACTTTCCGTGTCTGGGAGGAATATTTACACAGATTCTGTCCTTCTGACCCTGCTCTATGTCCATAAGCATGGTTGCAAGCATCCTATGATGTTTCCCCACTATGTAATCGGGCTGCATGTGCTTACAAAATGCTATCAAATCGTCATATGCTGCCTGATTATGCTGTCGTGTGGCTAATTCATCGACCATTTTGTCTATTTCAGCCACTTCTTCAGGTGTATATTGGTCTAAATTGTCTAACATGACCTGAATTTCGTCCTCAGAGAAGTCAAGAGCGTGTTTATTCACCTTTTTCCTCGTCTAAACCTAGCTCTTTGTCCACATCTATGGGTTCACCATCAATTACAGCCGCATCTTCGACTGGATTTACCAATTTTGTGAGCTTTGAACGCAATCTTTCCCGTAAATCGTCCGTAGATTGGTGTGTTATGGTCACTTCAGACTTCTCAGCGAACAATCCTACGTCCGAAATCTTACCTAAAAGCTCTAAAGCACGTATTCTGACCCTCGGATCAGGGTTTTCGGTCTCTTCTATGAGCTTATTCGTCACCAAATGCCGTATTTGTACTGAACTTTCGACTACAGAACGCCCAAATTCCTTTAGAATGTTGTCTGTGAGGACAAGAGAAGCGGGTGTTAGCGTGGACATTTTCTTTTCGGTGACTTTTTTCGATACATCTTCAGGATCATCAGCGTAAGCAACGGATAATCTTGCGGCTGCGTCTTTATCTTCTTTGGTTGGCTCAAGGTCGATGCCATGTTCTCCCAACTCCTTCGCTGTATTCGCGGCTGCCTCTACACGTGTCTTTAGATCAGCCGAAGGTTTACCCTTTTTCATGGGTACGTTCAACTCTGGTTCTACTACAATAGTCATTTGGTTCGATTATATACTACAAAAAATTTTTTACGCAAGATGTTTGGGACTCCAAAGGGGGGTGTTTCTATATAGAGGGGGGTGTGGGGTCGAACTCAGAGAAATGTGATTTATTTGTGTAAAATAGTAATATATAGTGTAGTGTGACAAGTTATGATAAAGGGTGGCATGGGGGGTGGTATGGGTTTGTTTTGTGACCTAACATGATAAGCTGTTATAATGATACGTATCAAGACAAGGAATAAGCCTTCTCTTGATTAACTCAACTCGGTTAGTAGCGTTACTAACCCAAACAAAGAAAGGATAGTCATATGACTATACAAAATAAATCCTATATGGATAACAAAGCCCTTTTAGTAAAAGAGCTTGATACATTAGCTATCAATATTGATACGGCTAAAACTGCAACAATAACAGCGTCCGAAGTATGCTATCGATTAATCAATCAAGGCATGACGTCAACGTTCTTTGTTAGTTGCTATAACAAATCTGGTTACAATCTTAAGACTAAAAATAGTGACGGTTCCGATATCATAATCGGTGTTGATACTTGTTCGGTCGAAGAAGAGCCGTTCGCAAAGGCTTGTGCTGAGAAGTTATTCTTTAATATTCAATTAAAGAGAGATAGCAACAATGCTAAGAAATTCAAGAACGCTTACGATAAAGCTGAGAGTGCTTTAAAAGAGTTCTTGAACGAGGGCATGGGGCATAATCAAGCCCTTGCAAAGGCAAAGGCAACACTTTCCGATAAAGTAAAGAATATTCATTACGGTGTAGATAAGACTACAAAAGAAAAGATATTCTATACTGAACGAGATATCTACGGTGTTGCTAGACAGCAAATATCTAGTGTTATGGGAACGCTTAGACGTTTCATGGCAAGCATTGAAACAAATATGAAAAATGCTAACGAGCCTAAAAGAGTTGTGCCTTTAAAAGACAAGATCGATAAAAAATTAACTGAAATAAGAAAGTTAATTAGTGACGCTGATCCTAAGGCACTTCAAGCTTTACCTAAAAGCATTAAAGATATTTTCGATATCTAATTAGTAGCCTTACTAACTGAGCCACTCAGATTAATTTCTGGGTGGCTCTTTTTTTTGGCTCAAAATTTTTATGCCAGTTCTCTGATGCCAGTTGCGTGGTAGCGGTGAGCATAACGTGTTACCCTATGCCAGTGTCTTGGTAGCGGTGAGTGTAATGTAACATAATGTAACTGCAATGTAACAGAATGTAACAGGCAAAATGTTACAATACAAATCTTAGTAGAACGTATCATCTAGTGACATATGGTTGGTTTTGGTTAGTAGAATAACTAACTGAATATATATATATATATAATGTAACATTTTTAAAATATTTATAAGGAACATTCGGTCGACCGCGATTTGCGTAATTCCTTTTGTAACATTCATCACAAATTTCCTCACGACCTTATAAGTCCATTATTTTTGTAACATTGTAACATTTCAACAATATCAAACACTTACAAGCGCACCTATTGTAACATTATATTACATTGCGTTACATTACATCAAAACCCACTATTTAACACGAGGTAATAGTGAATGATACGACACGCCATAACTTGACATTGTATGATATTTATGCTATACTATAAGGACAATCAAGAAAGAACTTAATTTTTTTAAAGGAGAAACAAATGACTTCAGTTAGTAACTCAACTAACCCGACGTGTGACCGTTGTCACAATCCTATAGACCCTCGACGTGTCGAGGCAGGCTATAACTTTTGCATGTCGTGTGGTGACTTGTTAGCACACAATACGCGACGTACAATCGTCCCCGTACACAAGAGCAACTATGTTCTTGTTACCAACCGTGATGAACTCAAGGGCATCAACAACAAACATCAACCCAGTTAGTAACACTACTAACCAACAGAAGGATATTATTATGCGTTTCAGTTTTTTCATGAAAGAGATTGCAATACAGCAAAAAGAACAAGCAGAGCATCTCAAAGTCAAGAGAACCCAAGACCGTATCAACGACGCTCTCAAGAATACACGTAAGGACAAGCAAGCGTTGAAACGAGTTAGGCAAGAGAGACGAGAGTCACGTGAGTTGGTCAAGGCTCTCAAGAAAAGCCAACGCTCAGACGCTGGCATCGATAAGTCATTACGCCCTAAGATATCATTGCAGTATGTTTACGTACCCAACGACAGGCAGACCATTGCCGACCCTCAAGTGTTGGACAAGCACAAGCCAACACGCACACGTAAGATGACTTCAGCCGAGTTCTTTGCTCAAGAAGTACCCAAGTCAGAGAACTCATTAGATAAACAAATCGTGGATATCAAAGATATCCTCAACAACAGTTAGTAACATTACTAACAGAAAGGAGAAGGATATGAGACTAAGACTAAAACACAAGTGGAGGTCAGAGGCTACGTACTACAAAGGCGAACGGAAGTACACCCCTGCCCACGCCCACAACTCAAATTTTTCGGCTTGGATTAAGACACAAGCCACACGTGAAGACCGACGCAATGCAAAAGAACTAATACGTTTTGAATTAACCAATGGAGGAAGATATGACGGATAAGAAATCAACAATATGGCAGGAAGAACTGCGAAAGCATTTGGATAACGCCACGCCAACAGAGGATTGGAACAAGCTAGTCGAGCAAGACGATAGGATTATCCAGTTCGACGCAGGGGAAGAAGTGAGAGCAACGAAAGAAGAAGTATTGAAAGCGACAGAGTTACTGGAAGGTAACATGGGCGAGGGCAAAGCTGAAGTTGTGAAAGCTTTTGCGAAAGCAGAGGGTATTCCCATTCACTCAATCGATCTACCAGACCTCGACGAAGAGAGTAAGAGGTCAGATAGGTTTTTCGGTATGCGTCTGAAAGGTAAATCAATAGACGATATCGAAAATAC